CACTTTGTAGTTTCATACGTGCAATAGCCGCTACACTTGGAGAAAATGACACATTCCAATTTGCACCTTTAAACTTAACAGTTTTAAGTTTTTCTTCAATAATTGCTTTGTTCATAAAGCGATAATCATTTTGGAAATCACCTGCGGCATTTTCAAAGTGAATGTGTGTTGGCACTGTTTCGCCATTTCTATCTGCTTGCACAACATCAATCTTTGCATCTTTTTGATACTCAGGGTTTTTCAAATGCAGAGATAACTTATCTAAGTTAGGCATACCGAACGTACCGTCTGCAATTTTATGGGAAGATGTTGCATTCATAATAACTGAACGATCTTCGGCCATTGAATCTATAGTAGTTTGTTCTTCACCGTTTACTCTAACTAGCGATAAAAAGCCTAGTGCATGGGTGTGAGCAACTACGTCTTGTAAAATGTCTTTCATACTGTTTCTCCATTGAATATATTAATTATATTGTCTAAGTTGTTGTTTGTCAAGAATTTTTTTATAGAGTATTTAGGCTTCCAACCTAAAGATAGTAACAATTCTATATTTGCACAGGTAAATTCTCTCTCTCCGGGTGTATTTAGACGAACAGGTAGATCTGGTGCAAGTTCTTGGACTTTAATAGGAATACCCGTGCCTACATCACATATACCTTTAATATGTGATTTGTTAATTAAAATCATTATTGCGTCTAATACGTCATCTAAATGAACAAAATCTCTGTAATGTCTTGTAACATATTCAAGTTTGTCATTTAGTAATTTATAAAAAAGCATATTGCTCCTGCAATTTTCAGAATACACTGTATGGAATCTTAATCCTAGTGTATCGGGATATCTTTCTGCTAATTCTTCTAAACAATACTTAGAAGCAGCATATGGATTTAGATCAGGTTCATATGCACTAGAACTGCTTGCATAAATTATTCTACATTTATCACCATATCTAGCAAACAAACGTTTACTTGCTTCTATGTTATTCATCCAGTAACTTGCTGGATCTTTAATACTTTCTCTTACACCGCTTTTTCCTGCTAAATGTATTACTAGATCTATATTTTCTGGCCATTTATCAAAAAACAGTAAATCGTCTCCTGTTTTTAAATCTATACCAAACACAGTATGTCCTGCATTTTGTAGTACAGTGTGTAGTGCAGATCCTATGTATCCATTATGACCTGTTAATAAAATTTTCATTGTGCTATACCTTGTTCTTGGAACCAAGTTAGATATTCCCAAGTATTTTGCCAACGTGCAACTTCTCTTTTGTTATGAACAACTTGTGCTAATGGATAATCGTTACCACCTTTGTCCATCCTATCACCAAAAAACCATAGTTGATCTTTTGGATCAAAATCTTTTACGATTTGACTTTTATCAAATCCTTTAGGGGATATATCTATTCCTGTTTCTCCTCCAACTTTTGCTTCTAATTCAGGAAACCTAGTGTTGAAGTCACTAGCAATAGTTACACGTTCGTTTGATTTTGAATCAAACACGACATATTCTTTTCTTTCTATATCATTTGCATTTCTACCTACAATACTAAAATTACACATACCTGGTCTATTTTCGAAATGCAACCCTGTTCGTAGACTAAACTCGCTTTCAAATAAAAACTTCTCTAAAAAGTTATATGCTTCTAAAGGTAAAACCCATTCATTTGTTCTAACATGATTTTTGCCCTGCCATACATCATTGCCATTACAATTATATACAGTGCGACACAAATTATAAGTGTCTTCGCCTATTTGCTCAACTGTCTTTGGTTTATCACTTCCTGTGACTAGAAATACATGATTGGATTTACAAAATACGTTAAAGAAGTCTTTAAAATCTTTATCTATTACTCCTCTGCTAGGAGTTAACGTACCGTCTACATCGAATATAAACTTATTCACAAACTCTCCTTCTTAAATCACTAGAGCTAAATCTGTGGTCTCTTTTATTAAAATATAATTCTATATCACGTTTACGGCAAATATCCTTGCCAGTGAAGTCTTTGTCTCTGTATTCTTCGCCTAGTATACGTACATCTATTGGATACATAGATAGTATATCTTCTAAATCGTTTTCAGTGCCGTAGGGAATAATTTCATCAACGTATTCTACACCTTTTAATTGTGTATACCGCTCAACTACAGTTTGTATTGGGGCATTTTTCTCTGCTCTATCTACACTAGGATCAACTTGCAATCCACAAATTAAATAATCACACTGTTCTTTTGCTTCACGCAACATTATAATGTGTCCTGCATGTAATAAATCAAATGTAGAACAAGTAAAACCTACTTTCATTATGGTCCCCTATACAATCCCATAGTGCCTAAGACTAATAAGTCATCGACTATAGTATTAGGATCATTGTATATCTGAGTACTGCTACACCCTGATCCTAATGTTAAGGTTAATAAAATTAGTCCGATCGTAACATTTCTGCTATTTCTTGTAACCATGATATCATTTCCTCTACTTTCTCTAGATCTGATTGTTTATCTGTATCAAGTTCTACTTCAAACTTAACTTTCATATTAGTCTCCAAAATCAAACAAACTATTAAATGTAGTATTCTGTTTTGTATCTTCTAGTGGATAATTTAGAACACCAATTAAGTTATCTAGTTTGTTATCAATAATAGTTTCTGCCATAGCCGCATCATCAAATGGCAATTCTTTGAACCAATCAGGAAGTCTAAGCTCATCTGTTGGATAAGCAACACTTGTATACCCTAACGGATTCTGTTTTAATTTACAAACAATAACTTTCATACCGTCAACAATTTCTTGCGAATACTTGTCACCGTTCATGCGTTTAAGTGTATTCCAGTTAATGCTTGCTCGCACATGACCAGGCATATTTGCCTTGCCTTGTTTCTGTTCAAGACGTTGATAATGACCAATCTTGTTTGCACGTTTTGGAGAACCTTTTTCCCAACCCGGCATATCTTGAAATTCTTTACGGAACTGTGTTATACGTTCTAGTACATCAGCTTCTGGAGTATCAGTTAGCACCATTAGTAACAGTTCACTTAAAAACTTTTGCATAAACACAGGAGTATCTGATCTACGCAGATCCAAGCCCATTGCTTTTACTTTGCCTGGCTTGCCGTCTACATCTGTTCTAAAACCTTCGTTGTCAATTACCAATGCCGCATAACGCTTCTTAGTAATATACAAGCCGCTTTGTGCTACAATTTCTCTACCTGCTGCGATAACATCTGAACGGCTTTTTGGACAATGAAATGCTCTTGCCATAAAGTCTGGAAACGTTGTATTTGCTTGCTCACACACTTGATCCATAAGTGTAATACATTTTTCTTTTGACCATTCAAGTTTACCACTTTCTACATCATCTTTTAACAACGGCCAGGCACTAAAATAACAAGAATCTGTATCACCATAAATCATTGCCTTACCAACATGATCATATTCGCCTGTAATACAGTTGTTCACTTCAGCACTCATATGTTTTACAATAGTACGTCCACTTAGTGTAGTTGATTGACCGATACGTTTATCAAAGAATCTACAACCTGGATTTAGGATAGCACCATATAAACTATTTAGGTTAATTTTTTTGACAAGTTGTCTTTTATCCCAGTATTCAATCTCTGCTTGATTCTCAGCATCTTTTGCTTTTTTAAGCATCTTCTGCATATCCTTACGTTCAGCATACCAACGCTTTAGGATACCTGGAATAACACCTTCAAACTCTGTTGTAAAGATAGTACCGTTTGCACTAAGCATCCAAGGCATTTGACTGTCAAAGATAAGTTGATAAATTTCTGCACCACTTAGTACGTCCGAGCGTCCATCTTCCCAATCAACAGTTAGTGCAACATCTTTACGTTGATCCATAACTGCTTCATATTCTTCAGTTGCAAAACGTCCTTCCCAACTACCTGCAAATGACTTCTTCTTAAGCGTCATGTCTTCATGTACACGAGCTTCACTTAGTTCTGGACGGATTTGTCCTACAATAGTTTCAGGAGCCATGTTAAGTGCTCTAATAACACTAGGATACAGTGAGTTCAAATCCATACTAGCAATCCATTTGTGCAATCCTTTTTTAGGAAATGCTACATAAGCACCTGCGGCTTGTGTGCTTTCGCTATCATCACGTTTAGGACGATTAGGCACTTGTAATCCACGGTTGTGTGCTTCGTTAATAATGCCTTGCTCTGTTACAGCAACAGCACCCATAGTGGTCTGTAGCAACACCGTATTCTCGTGTGCAATTGAATTACTAAGATCAATAAATCTTAATTTTTTGTCCAGCTTGTCCAGTAGTGCGGTATCTTGTATGTTGTATTCGATGAACTTTCTAAAGTCATTGTTGTACAACTGGTCCAAAGTACCTTCATAAGGCACTTTATTTTCACCAACTTCGATCTCACCAATAGCATCAAGTCTGTATGTATGACGTTCTTCATATGTGTATTTACGATATAATTCTAAACTATCTAAATGCACTCTACCTATTAGGTCAAAGGTAACAGCTGATTTCCCATACTTTTCATATTCACGTTTTTTAGGCAACTGTCCCCATAAACAAAAACGTCTTGTGTCATCTTTTGATAGTACACGAGAAGTTCTATTTACAGTATACGGAATATCATAACCTTCACTGTTCCAGCCTGATAAGATGTCTGCATCTTCTATCAAGTTTAAGAAAGTATCAATCATTTCACCTTCGTCGGCAAAAAGAACAACATTATCTATACCTTCTAGTTCTGCTTTTGCTTGATCCATAGTAAGTGTCTTAGGTGGGACTGCCAAACACACCATAGTTTCTAACCACTGTAAGTATACACTTATAGATGTGATTGGCATAAATGGATCTGCAGGATCAGCAAATCCACGCTCTGGGTCAAAGTCAGTCTCAATATCGAAAAATGCAATGTTTAGTTTAGGAGCATCTTGTTGTAAATAATTCTCACTAAGACATTGGAAAATTGGATTTATATCACTTTCAAAAAGTTCTTTGCTTTTGTTGATTGCAACTTCTTTGCGGAAGTCTTTGGTGTTCTTACATACAATACGTGTTAGAGGATCACCATACACACTCTTGTACTTGCCACGCTCATCTTTGTAATAAAAAGTATATTTTGCTTGATATTCATGGTAATGTCTTTTACCGTCACGTCGCTCTACTACACGAATAATATCTTGATCACGATCAAACATCGCATCTACGTATGGCATTTATTTCTCCTCGTTGCTTATGGCCAACCTAACCTTCTACCTGTCCTTTAGTGGACGAAACTAATAATATTATAACATGAAAAGCTGGTAAAGAGCAATCAAATTCATTGTCGTAAACCAACTACATAAAACTATTACAAATGCAGCCTTTCTATATACACCGCTTACTATTCCTAGTATTGATCCTATCAAATACATTGGAATGAATATTTCTGTTGCAGGATCTAAAACTGTAAAAGTTAGAACTGCACTTGCTGAGATCAAAAAGAAAGCCTCGATCATTTCACAATAAAATGCAATCGGACTAGATCGATGGCTTTCTTTTACAAACTCAACTACACGATTCACTTGTCATAACCTAATGTTGTAATGATTGTTTCAAGATCATCAAATTCATCATAATGCTTATCCCAATCTCTATTTTTTGCAATTTTTATTGCTTTGTTAATTAGAGCAGGCTTCACATCAAGTTCTTCTGCTACTGCTTTAACAGTTTCTTTTAAACCTGCATTAAGGTCTTCTACTTCTTGTAGTACAGTAACTCCTTCACGTACAATACGTTCTAGCTTTTGCTTTTCTTCTTGTCCGTAGGTGCGATCACTCATAGTATTCTCCTAATAGTTAATACTTATTATACTTTATGTTTTGTTTGTTGTCAAGTGGAAAATACTTTTTTATTATCAAAAGCACGTTCCCACCCAAAGAATTGGGCTTTGTAGTCAGAATGGTCATCTGAGCTAAGATTTTCCCATTCATCTTTGCGTTGGTAAAGACGCATTGCTCCGTCAAACCAATCAGTGTTGTCTATAATGTGTTCAAGGCGTTCTTTTGCTTCATATGCAGATTCTACATTATCAAAGTCTTGTTCGATATGTATCACTTCCATTACAATGTCGTGTGTTACATAATCAAGGCTAAAATCAATACCCCACTTGGGCTTTATGTTTAATAACTTTTGTAGTATGGGACGATTTTTACATACTTCTTTTATTTGTTCTCTAGCTTCTCCTCCGAACGCATATCTAGTTAATAACATACAATGATCAAGGACTAGTCCGTGTTCACTTTGTTCTATATCATAATACCATTCTTGTACAGGAGCAATATGAAATTGTATTTCTCTGTTTAGTTCTACATTGTTAATTTCATAATGTAGATGTTCCAAAGGTGTAGGAACTTCGTAACCATCTTTGTCAAAATCCTTAAAAGGTAAAGTCTCAACTAAATGTCGTTCTATTGGTGTTGTTAAGTATGGATTATTTGTGAACTCGGGATTTGCGTTCACAAGTTGCATTATTTCGGACCGTAATACGAATATAAAAGTTGATCTGTACCTCTAAGCCAAGCCCATAATTCGGCATCAACTTCTTCTTTTTTAATTGTGTCTTTTTTCTTAAAATCTTCGTAAATTTTCATTAACAAAGAAAGTCTAGGATTATCTACTTCTTGTATAGGACTACCTTTGACTTGGACCTTTCTCTTTAATGCAAGATCCCACCAACTACGCTCTCCATAATTTTTTGTTTGATATGTAGTATTGGATCTTTTCTTTTTCAACATAGCCATCCAAGGCAAAAAATATTCTGCTCTAAATTTGTCAAAATCTGTCCATTCTTTGGTTTGTGTAGGTACCCATTGTTTAGTTACTTCTTCTCTAGATTCTGGTGTTTGATCAGTAAGTTCAGTTCCCTTATCTGAAGGCGAAGAATCAGCATAGTCGAATCCTAAATTCTTATCAGCATAAGGTGCGATGGTATTGTAAATATCTACCCAACTAGGCATACTACTGTTTACAGATATACCGTAGACAGCGGCTTTTAGTTGCCAGTTTTCTGGAGTAATGTCGTCGGCCATTTCAAAGCCTATTTCTCTTTGGAAATACTTGTTTCTACTTCTAAAATCAGTATTGGTAATTTTACCTGACTTTTGTGTAAAAAAATTAGAAGCTATATTATACCACTGCTGTTTACTAAATCTCTTTTTTAGATCAGCTGCTGATCTTAATCGTGCTTCAACAATACTTAAAACATCCATTATCTTAAACCATTCTGTGCTTTGAACAATGACCATTCTTTTTCAAGATACAAAAAGTCTGTCATTTGTCCATTATTTGGTTCTAAAAATGCTTTTATTCTAGGACCTTGATACATAGTTGCTACTCCGTCTTTAACTGGATTACCTTCTACGTACACATACCAATTTTGGCCGCCAACTTTCCTTATTTCAAATACTTTAGGTAAGTCTGGCTTTTCCTTCCAGTAATCTTGAGTTTTTCTATTAGGTAAAACAAACGGAAATTTATTGTTGTCTGCTTTAGCAAATATTTTATTACCTACTTTTTTAAATCTAAATTTTTCAAATTTAGGTTTATCACTAGTACTATCAGGCTTTTCATTATCAGGCTTAGCCATTAATTTTAGCCTATCTAATAATTCCTGTGGCACTCTGCTTGGTGGTATTCTGTCGTCATTTGCCATTAAGTTGTAAGCATCTTCCCACTTAGATTGTTTTACAAGGTTATTATATTCTTTAAGGGCTTGCGTTTCTCCTGCCTGTGCGTCTGACGGTATTGTTACTTCATGTGTGTCTTTTCGCCACTGATACTTTGTTTGCTCTTCTTCACCGTCAGTTTTTTCATCGTCAGTTTTTTCACCGTCAGTTTTTTCATCGTCAGTTTTTTCACCATCACCTGAGCCTTTAGGTTTAAACAAATCCTCAAGCTCGCTATCTACTGCTGGTGCTTCGTCTTCCGGCTTAACCATGCTGGTTTCGCCACCTGTGCTAGTATCTTTAGTTTCGTCATCGTTTTTGCCAGCATCGTTAGTTTCGTCATCAGTTTTTGCAACTGTGCTTTTTCCGCCTGAAGCAATAACATCACTTATTTTTTCTATTGTTTCTGCTTCAAACTCTGGAAAGTCCTCTACAAAGTCTGCATATTCTTCTTGTAGGTCTCTTAATATTTCTAATTCTTCTTTGGATAAGTCTGCTTCGTATAAAGCTCTTGTAATTGCTGATTGTAGTATTGTGCCTTCGTTTAACTTTGCAATAAGTTTTTCTATAGTTGCAAAGTCTCTGCGTATTTTAACTATTTCTTTAATAGTGTTAGCACCAGCATCTCCGTCTGTAACCAACCCTCTGCTTTTTTGGAATTCTAAAACTGCGGCATTTGTTTTAGGACCATATTTTCCATCGTGTCCGCCTGTATCAAGACCTAATTGCATAAGAAATCTTTGCAGTTCATACACAGCTGCAACTTCATCTTTGTCATTGCGTAGGCCGCCTTTGTTCTTCTTTACAAATGCTTCTAGATTTTTTGTGGATTTGTCTGCAGGCTTTTGCACTGTTTTCTTTTTGTCTACATTGCCGTCTTCTATTATTTTTTTAATTCTTTTATGATACCAAGCAACAAAGTTTGCCAAGTCTTGATTATTAGCATAACCTTCTAAACCCACGTATATTAGGTCTCCGTCTTCGTACTTAAAAAATAGTTGTTCTTTGGGTTCGCCTCTATAGGCTTTATCTAAAAGATATATTTTTAAACCCTTGACTTTCAAATCAAATTTATCGCCGTTCCACTGAGTAATTTGATCAGTAAAGTCCTCTAATGAAAATATTGCATCTACAGCCATTATTTGTCCCTACCTGCACAGTGAGCTTTTTGTGAAAATCCTTTTGGGTTGTTACAGTCAATTGATCGCTTGTACTTTTCGCTCCACTTTTCATCTACATGATCAGGAAGTCCTTTGTGTTTAGTTTTAGCGAAATCTTTAGCGTCAGACTTTTTCATCGTACGAGCAACTTTTTTAAGCTCGGGCGATGCGCCTTTAATCTTCTCTCCTTTTTGCATAGCATGAACCATTCCCATGAATCTTTGCTGTGCTTTTGAGACTGATTTTTCTGCTACAACCTCGTTGATTTTCATCTTACATCTTCACACAATTATCTACAGTTTTACCACCCTTTTGCTTGGTGCCCATACGCTTGTAGCCCTTCCAGCATACTTTGCCGTCAACGCCTTTTTGCTTTTCTTCTGGTAGTGTACGCCAGCTTGGATTTCCGCACTCAGAACAAAGTCCTTTTGCTTCTGCAAGTTTTGCTTCTAGTGCATCCTTATAAGATTCTGTAGCAGTTTGTGGAAGTGTTTTAGCAACATCTGCTCCGAATTTCATTTCATAATCTAAATTATGATAAACCGAACCGATATAGTCTGCTGCTTTCGTGATTTTTGCTTGTTGCCATCCTTCTAAGCCTTTTTCTTCTGAAACGCTTTTGAGCATTTCGTGTAGCTCTATGGCATATTTTGCTATTTTATATAGATCAGATCGAGCCATTTGCACTTCGTGATCACGTTCAGCTTTGTGTGCAAGATCACCCAATCCTTCTTTGAATTCATTTTTTCTCATTGAAGACTCTCCAAAAATACATGTATAATGTATTTATCAAAGAGCTTAGTTAGACTTTGCTTTTTTCTTTTTGTACTTTTTGCCAGCCATTAGTGACTTATCCATGTCAAGTGCGTTCTTTGCAGTACCATCTGCATTTTTCATATTTCTTTTGATTACTGATCCTACAGGATTAGCTACACTTGCTATTGCACCGGCTGTTGTTTCACATAATTCTTTTATTTTCATTTTAGATATTCCTTATATGTTTTCCAGTAATTTGCACGTTCATTAGCACTTGCTCGCCGAGCTTCGTGTTCTTTATGCTTTTTAACATAATGACTTATTTGTTTGTCTTTTTTGT